CGGTTTGATCTGCGTCAGGCGCGGGTTCTACATCCCGAATAAGTTCACGCAGTTCAGAAATTCTACCGCGAAGGTTTGCGGTCGTTGTTAGATCAGCGTCTTGCTCAAGTGCGGCTCTTAACTCAGATATGCGTTCGAGTAGGTGCTTATGCACCAATCGCCATGCTGTAGAGTTGCTGTCGATTCTAAGTCGGCTCATACTGAACCGCCGGCACTTTTGCCTGTCTTCTCTTGCATCGCCACTTCAATCGCCAGGCGGCGCTCTTTACCGCCTTCGGCCTTATCGCTTTCGCCAATCTTACGATCAAGCTCATCGCGGGTCATATTCATCTGTGCCGCAACACGCTCCATTGATGTGTCATAGCCCAATTGAGCGATTTCGAGACGACGATCCCATTCCATATTGGACTGTTCGGCTTTGAGACCCATTTCTTCGCGCTTCAATTCCAACTCAGCGGCTTTAATCTCATTTGCCTGCTGTTGGACCAAAGCCATTGGATCACCGCCTTGTTCTTTCTTTTCGTTCTCGACTTCACGATCAGTTTTAAGAACCTCGTCGGCTGCAATCAGGTGTGCTTTAAAGATTTGCTTTAGAAGATCACCCTTTTTGAGCATTGGCCCATATTCGGGGTGGTCGCCAAACTGCAAGGCAATCATCAACAGGTTTTGCGCCTGCATTTCTCGGACAAGCAAGACGCTGGAACCGCGCGCTTGAACTGCATAGTCGCCTTTTATCTCGTCTTTTTCGCTAAATTGCATATTCCAGTGATAGAACCGGCGCGTAAGCGGGACCGTCACGTCATCGTCGTATGCTTTAACAATGCGTTTGTATGATATGTTGGCGCTGTTCATCAGTAGGGCCATGCCCTGCGCCGTTTTAGTTACTCCGGCCCCCTGCTCACCTTGCGCGATTGCCGGCATTGACGTGACTTGATCAATAGCTGTGCTTGCAATGGTTATGATGTTTGAAAGCTCTTGCTGGTTGCTTGCGATTGTAAAGTCGCTGAACGGAGGTCTTGTGTTTTGCTGTTGACCGATCCAGTTCCATATCTTGCGCGGGGTTAAATTCCATTTGCCATCTTGCGGCTCTATCTGCGACTTATCAACAACGATTTGAGGGCCAGTGCTTAGTGCGCTGTTGTCCATCATCATCCGATATGCAGCGTTTAGGATGCTTTGCGTATCGCTCATTATAGACGGTATGCCAAAACCAAACGGGCTGGCTACGTCTGGGCGGATCGTGAACACGGAATAGATTGGCTCACCGCTATCAAGCGGATGCAGTGAAAAACTCAAAGCGCGACCATCACAGAACCAAATCTTTGCTTGGATTTCAATCAGCGGGTCATCATCTTTGAGGCTTTCGATCATTTCCTTGTCTTCAAACGATTCAGCCAATGCTAATAGCTCTTTTGACCCCACTGGACCGGTGTATTCCCAAACATGATAGAGGTCTTTGACAGTGCCTTTGCTGTTACCCGATATATCGACAAGCTCTGACATATAGCTTGGGGCTGTGGCTGGCTCACCACGGAGGATGTCACGGATTTGGTCTTTATCAATGTCCGGTCGCTTTGCCAGCTTGCGCAATTGCGGCTTTGTCATCAAGTGGCGCTCATAGAACCCCTCGGAGTCGGTCAGCTTTGGAACATCGGGGTCAGGAAAGAATGAAAAGGGATCAACGGCGTAGACGGCAGGCTTATCACCATATTCGGTCTTTAGTTCATAGCCCGATACGTTGCCTTGTTCATTCGGCTTATTCTGCGTCCACGCTTGGCTAACCTTTTGACCAAGCACCGGACCCTTAAATACACCAAATCCGATCTTACAGGCCCATCCAATCATGTCGCGCGCTTCTGACTGGTAATTACATTCAACAAACTGATCGTTTATTTCGTCTTGCATGAGGTCAGATCGAGATTTTGCCTCGTCCAAAACGGCGTTAATCATTTCAATCTTTTTTTGGATTTCGTAGATTTCTGCGTTCGCACCATTTGCAAGCTCTGCCGAATCCACTGCAACCTGCTCATTACCTGATTCTTCGGCTTCTTCCTTTTGCACAACTGCATCGGCGGAAGCTTTCATCAATTCATCGACGCGAGACTCTGCATCGTTGAGACCATTCATTAATTCAGGCACCGGCGTTGGGCCAATCCCCCATGAGCGGTCATCTGTCGGGAATAGCAAATCTGATAGGCGGGCTTCCATCGAATCTGTCTTAGTCGCGGTTAAATTCACAAACACCCTTGAACCCTCAAGTTTGTTTAATTTCTCCAGTGTGTCGCGGTCATAAACGCCGTGGTATTGCTGCAAGTCCGAAAGCCAGCGTTGCTCAACAGCTAAACGACGATCAACGCGGCGCTTGGCTTCATCTTCAAAGATGCTAATGACGGCAGAAAGTCGCTCTGCAAGGTCTTGCTTATCTTGGCGGTCATCGGTCCTGTCTTCATCAGCCGAGGCATAACTAATTTGATCGTTCATATCGTTCATCAATAACCTGCCTTCGAATCTGAAATTAGCGTGGGTTCGTGAACGTGCAGGCCTGCGGGCTTTACTGAGCTGACTAGGTGCCAAGTCATTACCAAATATCGCAGCGCGTCCATCAGGTGATCGTTTTTCTTGACGACTTTGCCGTGTTCATCGCGTCGGTAGAGGCGATACTCAGCTTGTGTGTGCATCAGTGTGGTGAATATCCGTAGACGACCAGTCGATAAGAGCGTCCAGACTTCGTAGAGGCCAGGCTCTACAGCGTTAATAGCGGGTGTTAGCTTTAAGTTTAGCTGTTGGTAGAGCGCCAGCAATTGCTTGCCTTCGTCCTGACTCTTGCCCCTTGATGCTGGATCAATTGCACCCTTTATCCAATCACCACGCGCTTTTATCGACGTTGCGTGTACGGCGGGGATAGCCTGCCCCATGTAATGCTCAGTATAGGCGTAAATCACCCCGTCAGAGGGGTCTTGGGCACCCCATATACATGCTGTACGGTTCCACCCCACATCCAGCGCGTAGGCGCGTTTCCAATAGTGCGGGATAGCGAATGGTGTGCATGTCACGTCTTCGAGCGCGACGGGATAGATAGCCCCTGATCCAAGGCTAGGCGTTCCCTTGCTTCGTGCATTGCGCAAGTGAGGCGGTGTTGAGGCTAACAATTCCTGCTTCGTCTTAGCGTTTAAGTGCGGAACATCGTCCCATCCCGCATTGACCATGTATTTGCTGGAACTGACCTCACCCATGAAATCTGCCCCCATCGCCTGTTAGTTTTTAGTGCCCACACATCAATTCACCCCAAACAAAGTACCAGCCCGAACCCCAATTCAGGCTAGTCTAGTCGGGAGGGCGTTGACGCGAATGAATCCGCGCATTGAAGTTTGTTTTTGTCAGCAGTGGGCGGTGCTGGCAGAGAGATACCCGACTAGAATTAGGTTAAGCGTTCGTTATTCTTGGGCTGTTGGCAGCATAGACTGCGGTAAGAAGCTCATAACCACGTCGCTCATGCCCTCAAGCGGCGTAAACGTCAGCATTATAAGGCCATTGGTCGTTGCGGTACGGATCAAACACTCACCGTAAATGTCTTCGGGTGGCTCTTCATCGAGCCAGATCACGTCTTTAGCGGTTCCCTCGAATGATCCGCGACCCTGTTGGTAGCTCTTTAGACCTAACTCAGACCAGCCACCGGAAACGTGGCGTACCTTGACCTTATCGACCAGATCATTCACGCCCTGCTTCCACGTCATCGAACCAAGTTTCGACCCAAGGATAACGCCAGTACCATCAAATCCTTTGCGACCCGATCCGCGCGCGATGATGTTGCCCAGCAACGTAAACTGAACAATGTCGCGCGTCGTTTCGTTTGTCTTACCAGCGGCCCAGACCTTCACAGGCTTATCAAACCGCCTGCCTTCCCACCACTCAGGATATTGGCCGGTCAGGTGCGCAGATATTTCATAACCACCCATGCCGAACGTCTTGCCAACACGGTTTGCAGCCATTGCGCAGCGTTCGCGGTAATCAGCGCCAGCCCTGAAAAACTCAAGGTGCTTGGCGTATTTGTGCCGCGCATGGATCGTCGATCCGTCTGGCATGTGAATGTCTTCATCTGGAAACATGCGGTAGAAT